CTCCAGCCCGGGCACGGGATCTAGCAGTTGTCTCACAAATGGCTTGCGTATGCGTCGCAAACGTGGCACGTTTGTCCTGCATTCGCAAGCGTTTGTGCCACAGATCAACGTCCGGATCACCGATCAACAGCTGCTCTGGCTGGAATCACAGGTGAGACCATTCCGCAACAAGTCAGCTGTCATCAGGGATCTGATCGATTCCCAGATTCAGGGGTTGCGCCCACCGTTAGACTACCCGCGTGCAGTGTCCGGTGCGGGACCACAACAAGGTAACCTTCGCCCTCTCACAGGTAATAAGCCTTCGCTGAAGCAACCTGAAGGCGAGTCAGAAGCTCTTCAAGAGCAGCAGTTACCTCTGCACCAGACAACGGCTGTTCCGCCTTCTGCCCAAGAACCTGACCACGAAAAAAACATATATAAAGGTGTTAAAACTGAAATTAAGGTCGAAAAAGCGCGTAAATCACGCGCTAAGAAGACCAAAGGCACCCCTGAGTTCGAGGCCTTCTGGAAGCGATATCAAGGCTGCCGCCATCGCGCCAACGGCCAGTCCAAACCCAAGGCCTTGGAGCTTTGGGGCCAGCTTGTCCCCGATGAGCTACAACCTGATGACCTGATGCGTGCCATCGACGGTGCCATCGAGGACATCCGATCAAGGCAAGGCGTCGGGGAGTTTGCCTCACCGCTGCCTGACTGCTTCCGTTGGTTGCGAGATGAGTGCTACGCCGTCTACCTCGAAGACAACGCCCCAGCGCCCACCAAGTCCTCCATGTTCCTCTGATGAAACTGTTTGAACCCGAAGCCGCTGAGCACTTTGTCTTTGCCGTTGTTCCCATGAATGCCAAGGAAGGGGCCATGCCCGATTTCAAGGCGATCCGTGCAGGGGATATGGAATCAGCCCTGAATCAGATGGATGGTCGCGTGCGCCCTGCTGCGCCGTACTGCATGGGCCGCTTTGATCACCTGGGCCGCTACTGCACCTACTGCCCATCTGTTGAAGGCATCATGCCCGGCAGGTTCGTCCTGCATCCTGCAGCCGACGCTGAATACAAAGCCAGCCGTCCCTACTGATGAACCCACTACAGGACATCACCAGCACGATCAAAACCCTGCGCGATGGCATTGCCAAGGGTTACTGGACGCTGGAAGATCTCGACACGCCGCCACCCGGCAGCATCAGCAAGAACCACCGCAACCTGCTGCGGGATGAACCCAAGGCTGTGCAGGTCGAAGCGGGCCCAAGCCCGCGAGACCTAGCACCAGCCACAACACCTGAACCTGAACTCTTTGATTTCTGATGAGCAACCTGAGCCGTATTGAATTTGACGCCACGCCTGAGGAACGCAACAGGCTGAACATGGAGGCAGCCGCCCACGGCATGTCCCGCAAAGAGCTGATCCGTGAGCGCGTCCTATATCCGCAGCGCGTCGCATCGCTGGGCAATGGCCGCGACTGCATCGATCGCGCCATCACCGCTGTCAGCCGCCAGTACGGCGGCATACCGAGGCACCAGCTAGAGCCGATGATCTGCACGGTGATCTGCGCGTTAGCGGCGGAGGGTTGACGCCCTCCCCCTGGTATGCCATAATGGGTGTGGGAGAGATCCCTGCACCTCGACAGCTGAACAATGACCGCACAGGAACGCCTTGCACGCGCTCTGCAAATCAGAGCCGCGCTGGAAGCACTGATGACGACCGAGGAGGCTGACACGTTTGAAGGGCTGTATGACCACTTCGCTGACTACATCAGCGACTTGAACATTGACCTTCAGAACTCGTTGGCTGATCTTGAATGACCGTTGGGGCCGCAAGGCCCCTTTTTCATGCCTTGCGCTTTCGCTGGTGGTATGCCATACTTATGACATCGGGAGGCGGGGACGCTTCCCACACTCAACACCTCAAACAAATGACCGTCCAATCCCCTTCCGAACAGCTCAAAGCAGGCAAGATCCTTAAAGCCATTGCTGACACAGGTAAGTGGCAGACCTGGGAATACATCCCTGAAAACAACGGAGTGCTCATGATTGAAGGCTGGTCTGATGAGCCGGGCTGCCGTTCAAAGGTTGTCAACTGGTTCATGGGCACTTGCAACTTGGCAGCCCTGAAGAAAAGCGACCTGTGGAAAACAAATTTCTGATCACACCCATGGCCCTGGAGACAGGGCCACCACCCACCACCTCAACCATGGACAATCACAACACCTGGCTCAATCTGTTCGAGTCCTTCGAGCGTCACCAAACTGAACTCGAAGCTCGCGACAGTCTCATGGTCCTGAACCGTGACATCCAGCCCAAGTGGGAGATCCAAGCCTTCCTCAACAACGAACTGCAGTGGGCCGACCCGGCCTATGACGACGAAGAGCTGCAGAGCCTCAAGAACGCCGCCACTGAAGCTGGCTTCACCTACACCGTGGAGCCAGTCAACTGATGGCCATGGAAACCGCACACCTCAACCCTGGCCAGGTTGAGGCAGAGATACAAAAACTGAGGGATGACAGCGGACGGGCTAGGCGTCGTCTTGCCAACCGCATCCGCAACCCCAAGAATCGCTCAACTCAAAAACCATCAGCCAACGGATTCGGCTAATCGCCATGACCGACAACCCCTACGCCCCGCTCCTGCCTTGGTGCGACACCATCTCAGAGTCACCCGACTGGAACGGTGGTGAGTCCTCCAGCATCCTGATCTACCCCAACACCACCCAGGAGCAGCTCACCTCACTCTGTAAACACGCCAGCTTCTGCGGCTACAAATACGCAGAAGCCGACAACCAAATGTTCACTGACGACCGTTGCCTCTTGACCTTCATCAAGCCAAATTGATCACCGTCGGGGAGCCTGATGCCTGAGCTGTCCCCCGCTCAGGCTGAAAGCCATACAACACCCGCTGAGCTGCGCGGGGAAAGCAGGGCGGGTTGAGGTCCGATCCATCCCCCGACACCAAAACCCAAAACCATGGACCAAGAATCCCTCCGCGCTCTTCAGAGACAGAATGACCTCAACGCCTGGCTCGAATATGAAAGACGGCTCAGAGCGGCCTATGCCCGCAGCCAAAATCCGCACCCTGGAAAACGATGGCTGTGTTCGGATCCAAGTGGGGGAATTTGTCGGGACCGTTAGCTCGATGCACCTTGTCGAGCCAAAGATTTTGCAGCTTCAGGAATACTGGCGCAAAGTCCATCGGCCCTGAGCTAGCCTTGCCCCAAACCCCTGTTAACTTCAGGGCATGGCAAAGAAGTCAACCAACGTAGAAATTGAAGAGCGCGTAAACACTGTTTACAAGTTGTTGTTGCAGTCACATTCGCGCTTTGAAATCGTGCAATACGCCGCGAAAGAGTGGGGCGTGCAACCTCGCCAAGCTGATGAATACTTGGCACGCGCAAGACAGCTCATTGCTAAAGACTCAGAGATTGAACGGCCCGAATGGTTAGCCGCTGCGATTTCTCGTCTTGTGCAATACGAAAAACGCGCAGGCCGTGACGACAATCTGCAGACCGCAATCAAGGCGCTAGAGACCCAGGCCAAGCTGCTGCGCTTTGACATCTGATGCCGCTGCTCTCAGGCATCACCAGCAACGAACCCCTGCTGGGTTTTGTTGATGACATCCAAGGCTTCGAGAAGCCCACAGCAGCTGAAGCCCTAGCCCGCGTTCAGCAAGGGATGCTGCCGCATCAAGTCGCCTTTTGCGAAGACACAGAGCACCGCAAACTCGGCCTGGTCTGCGGCTTTGGGGCAGGGAAAACCTATGGCCTAATTTGCAAATCTGTGCATATGGCTGCCATGAATGTGGGCCATGTTTCAGCCTTGTTTGAACCCATTGCGCCGATGCTTAGGGATATATTGCAGCGTTCGATGGATGATCTGCTTCAGAAATGGGAGATTCCGTTTGACTTCCGTGTAAGTCCGTTGCCGGAATACACCCTGCATTTTGCAGAAGGCAGCCACACCATCCTTCTGCGCACGATGGAGACAGCTAACCGCATCCGTGGTCAGAACCTTTGTGCAGTCGGTTTCGACGAAGCAGACACCGCCAACAAGAACGTGGCGACCCAAGCCATGCGCATGGCCCTGGCCCGCTTACGCGATGGCAACGTGCAGCAGTTCTATGCGGCGACCACACCTGAAGGCTTTGGCTGGGCTTATGAGACGTTCGAGAAGAACGCCAGCGATGACACCGCGCTGATTCGCGCTAAAACATCAGATAACCCTTACCTTCCTGAAGGGTTTATTGACTCGCTCCTGGAGAACTACCCAGAGCAGTTGATCAAAGCTTATTTAGACGGCGTTTTTGTAAACCTGAATACTGGTCAGGTTTATGACCGCTTCGACCGCGCCAAGCACGTCATCACAGAACTTCCAAACGTCGATAACGAGCCCCTAAGAATCGGGATCGACTTCAACGTGACAAACACCAACGCGGTGATCGGCTGCCGTCTCGGAAACCAGCTTCTCCTGATCGACGAGATTAGCGGTGCGCATGACACCGACGCCTTGGCACAAGAAATACAAAGACGATTTCCCGACCGTCGCATCTATGTCTACCCTGACGCATCAGGCGGCAACAGAAGCACGAATGCCTCACGAACGGACATTCAGATCTTGGAGTCCTACGGGTTCAGCAATCAATCGCCGCGCTCAAATCCTGCCGTCCGTGATCGGGTTCTTGCTGTTCAGGGCCTGCTGGAAAGCGCCAAGGGCCAGGTGAGAGTGCAGATCTCTCATAAGTGCAAACGATTGATTGAATGCCTTGAACTGCAATCTTGGAACAGCAAGGGTGAGCCAGACAAAGAAGCCGGATATGACCACCTCAACGATGCTTTTGGCTATTTAGTCGTTAGAGAGTTCAGCCCATTCAATGCCCGTGCTGGTCGTGGTACTGGAATCAGGCTTTACTAAACTGATCGCATGGGTGGGATTTAGCTGTGTATTCAGGCTTTTCTGGTCGCCAACGTGTTGGCAACGTCACGACGGTGGAAAGCCCGAA